CTCGAGTTCGAATGTAAAGCCGTTGCCCATACTGGAGACCTTCCGGAGGAGACGAATCTCCCCAGAAGGAAGAACAGTGTAGGGTGAACGCGATTGCTCAATTGCGCGCACCCAGTCACATGGGAGTAACAACCTAACCAACTCCATATGAATGGAATCTGAGGCGTTGCTAAGGTCAACTGTTGCCAGCTGGCCGTTTGCACTACCGATCCGAGCGAGCTCAGCGTTCCACTGCTGAGCATCGTGTTTCAGTAGTCCCCAGCGAGATAACCGGCGACGGATACACCTGCCGATACCTTTCTGAAAATACATATTCAGATCAGGTTCGATACAGATGCTCCTGTCGGTTTTCGCGTTCTTCGGGACGGTGACAAGCTTAGACCCGGCCACAACATCGGCATCAAATCGCCATGTTGGATGTGCTTTAGAAAGCGCACAGGCCAGGGGCTCAGCGTTAAACGACATATGGGGTCTTTCTGCCCCAAACTTGTACGATGCATCGCATCGCTGTCTCGACAAGGACGTCGAGGCTCCAGGACCAAACGCGAAGAAGGAGTGCGCCTCGTCCCAACTGAAGTCACCTAACATCCTCTCAATTTTTCTACGGGCGGTAATTTCTATCGCCCGCATACGCACGGTTTTGTCGCCGTGAGTAAGAGTAGGATTTTCGGAAAACTCCAGCAGTTCGAGTGCCTCCTCCACCTCAGAGAATTTTCGAAGGGCGACATCTGACCTGCTTATCCCAAGATCCCAGTGTGGGAACTTGGACATCAGCTCGACAGAGAGGTAGTCCCGCGAAAACATATCGGCATTCGTATAGTCCCTTGGGTCTATCGAAGCAGATACAATCGTCGAGTAATCTCCAGCCAGAAGGGCTGATAGAAGCATCGACGACACCTGAGTGTCTGCCGCGGTATAAATACCCGCGGCAAGTTGGTTGGCCTGGCAAGCAGACTGTCGGTACAGGTCCGTAAAAGGACTCGCAACTTTTTGATTCTTCTTCATGGGTAGAAAACCTCATAGGAGTAAGAGTTGAGCTGCTAAATATCAGTATCAGGACGGGAAGCATTATGCTTCTTACGCCTTAGCCGATAGATATCCAACAACGCAAGAAATAGCTGCACCAAGGCATTTTTCACCTTAGTACAGGTTTTCTTGAGACTCCACCATCGAAATGATG